AGGCAGGTCGCTCCACTCATTTGCCAGCGCCGACATATCAAACTCCCCGTTGCTGATATTGTCGCGGATGATGATTTCGCGTTCTTTGGCCTCGTCAAGCCCTACAATCAGGAACGTCGGCACTTCCTTCAGCTTCAGGGATTTAGCCGCCTCATACCGCTGATTCCCGGCAATAATGACCATTTCCCCGGTGCGATTGGACAGGATAACCGGACGGGCCTCAAAATACTTCGGGTTGTCGCGTATCGAGTCGCAAAGGGTCTTGAACTGCTTATCCCGAATAATGCGGGGATTGTTCGGGAGCTTCTTCAATTCATTCAGCTTGCGGTATTGCATCTATTCAACCCCCATATCCGGCATACGCGGCCCCTCGCTTCCGATTTGCCCCTGCATTTCTTCCAGTGATAAATCGCTTGCGATAAGCTCAACCTTTTGCAGTTGGTCAAAAAGAACCTGCATTGAGATTGCCCCGCTCTGCCACGCTGAAACGAGAGACGTTAATTCTTCGGGCGTGATTTCGGGGGGCAAAAATTCGCTGTTTAGTTGGATGCTGCATTCGGATGCAACACCCGCCCACTCCGAAAAAGTACGCAATGCTCCTGTAAGTCCAATACTGATTGTGGCGGAAATCGCACTTAATATGCTGCTTTCACCAGCGCGGTAAATCCTCGCCGCTTGCGCTGTTTCAGTTGATTTTTTCTCGCTGGCAAGAAGACGCGCCCCTAAGATTGCCATGTTTTGTTCGTCTGCGGCTTTGGCCTTTTCAATGGCCGATAAGCCCTGCCCTGTGTATTCAAGGTAGGTCGCTTTGGCCTGCGGATCAGGAAACACCCATGCACTTGAACTGCCGACATAGAGCTTTTCGTTCTCGTTTTGCTTTTGGTAGCCGGAAACAACAGGCGTTGGCAGGCCGGTAAAGTGCAAGCCGTGTTTGTAGTCAGCGTCAAGCCGGTAGTGGTCAAGGTTCAGGTCAACGAGGTCGATCAGGGGTGGATCGTCAATCTCAGGTGTCGTGTCATCAACGCCGATGAAATAGAATGGGATGAAATCAAGCGGCTTGCCGTTCATCAAGGGGAGTAAATCATCCCCGACCTGTTCGTCTTCGCCCTTGTCGTCAATGCGGAATACCCGGACGCGATAAGCGCCATTAAAGAGGTCAAGCACCCGGTAACGCGTTTCGGTCTTATGCTCAAACTCGTTGCCTTCCAACGCGGCATCTTCAGTCAATACAACCAGCGTCAAGACGGTTTGATTCCCTACCCTGCCCGTTCTCCAATTTATGATGCTCTCTGCCGGGTAAACATTCATCGACGGTCTGAGGTTCAACTTCTGAGCGTCGGCCAGGGTCATGCCCTCAACGGACTGTTGCGGGTAGTCAACGAGGATACCCAGTCGCCCGGTGGTCAGGACTTCAAGCGTCGCCCTCTGCGCGAGGATATGGAACGAAATGCCGGACATGGTAACGTCATCCAGATATGGCTCAACGGAAGGTGCAACGTCAATGACCGGGGGGCGCCGGAAGATCATTCCAGAGAGCGCCGAAATTGTGCGCCACGTGGCGTTGAAGAACTGAGCGCGGGTCTTGTATGCCTGATAATCATCCGTCGTCTGATCGGTCAATTTCGGCAGGTATCTCTCGCCCGCTGCGTGAATTGCCTTTTGGCCGGCTACGCAATCCCGGCAGCTCTGCCAGGAATCCGACATTGCATCATATTCGGGGTGCGTCTTACTGACTTGGCTTTTCGTTTCCATGTTTTCTCCTTATATTCCGACGATTTTCAATCTGCTCATTGGCCGAATGATCGGCATTTCATAAGCGACAAAATAAGAAAATGCCTCGTTCATGTGGTCAAAGCCGGTTGTTTTATCCGGCTCCCCGTTGTCATCATAGGCCTGCTGTTCAAGGCAGCGTGCCAGCGTGGGGCATTCTTTCGCGTTGACCCATAGCTTCCCATTCTCGAAAGCCTTGTTTGCCGCCAACACACGATCCTTGACGGCTGGGTTTGATGGATTCGCCCGCACTGTGAAGCCCGCCTGCGTAAGCAGCGAAATGTCGGACTTCGAGGCGTCAACGGTCTTTCGGCTCCCGCCGCTTGCATCTGGGTAAACGATGATCCGGTGCGCCTTTTCTTGCCAGCGTTCCTTCACGATCTTAATCAGCGCCGGTGTGTCAAATACGTCCTTCAGCTCCGCAACGGCATGATAACCGTTCGCCCGCTGAACGATAACGGCGGAGGCCATTTTACCCACGTTGAAATCCTGGCCGATCATCAAGGGTTCGCCGTCCTGAATTGTCTCTGTGGAGTTGTGAGCGTTCCGGTTGTACGCATAAAACACCGTTCCGCTTGTCAGGTTGACAAACCGCCCCATCAAATAGGCTTCAATCAGCTCTTTCGGGTAGGCTTCAAGCAGTGAAGGGATATAATCGGCGGGCAAATGTTTTGCGTTCTCATAAGTGGAGGCCTGAACCAGCGCGTGAGTTTTTGTCAACTCCGGGTTGTCCTGTAATGCCTGAACGAAGTTCTTATGACAAAAACGGAAACCTTCGGGCGTGGTTGCAACGTCAATGCCGTTCTTCACCCCCGGTATATTGTAACGCAGGCGGGCGATGATCTTATTCCATGCCTCTTCCGCTTTGTTTGTCGGCAGCGTGTCGAGTTCGTCAATCAGTGCGTTCCCGATTTTAAAGCCGATGATGTTTCCCGGCTTGTCCATTGACCGGCAAATCGTTGTCCCCCGGTATTGACGCCCAGAAAAGAAAGCGACTTCATGCACGCCCTGTTTGACTTCAACCTTCAGCCCGAAAGAAAACGCCACCTCGTCAATGGTCGGGTAAAAAATATCCCGGATTTGCGGGTATGTCGGCGCGAAATAACCTTGGTTTACTTTTGGGTATTCCCAGTAGTTTTTCGACATCGCCATACATCCGGTATAGGTCTTTGATGAACCAAACCCGCCCACAAACGCCCTGAACTTGTGCGGCAACGGGAGAAAGCGCCCCTGTGGATTATTAGCTTTTACAGTGATCTGCATTTTTAAACCCTACTCGCATCTTCAACTTGCACCACAACACGGACTGGCGTCGGATTATCTGGCGCTCCATCGCCCGGTTCCGGTTTCGCCCTCCACAAGTCCGGGCGGCGGTTTCCAAGCCATATAATCGCCGCCGCCGTGTCGGGCGCGTATTGTTTTGTTGTCGGAACCCGCGTCACTTCACCTTGATAGCAAAACAATTCCTCTGACGGGTGGCTGTATCCAATCGCCCGTTTATAAAGGCTTATTGCAACATTTTGATCGGCTTCCTCGCGGCCCTTTTTTATGGCGGCGCAAAACTCTGGGTATTTGTTCATCCATCGCTTAATTGTGGCGACGTTTACACCAAAGCGTGTAGCAAGGACATCATTCGTATCACCAAGCATACAGCCACGGCCCGCCAATTCGCAAAGCTCCGGCCTGTATTTTTCCGGCCTGCCTCCCGGATGCTTTTTTGGTATTCGTTTTTTTTTCGGTCGTCCCATCTTCGCCATGCTTCCATCATCCCACTCTGAAAAATGTTGTCAAGAACTGTTTAGCCTCATCATCACCAGCGCCGTCTTAATATCCACCCGCCGGCAGTTCACCGCGTCGTAAAAACTCATACTCTCCGATGTCAGGCCGCACATGATGCAGCGGTCAATTCTCCTGCCCATGCGATGCTCCACCGGCCCCCCGCACTTGGGGCAATGATCACCAAGACTTATATCCCCGTTGCGCTTCAATAGCGGCGAACGGCGCTTGCTTTCATGATCCCTCCGCGCCTTCGGCCTCCCCGCCATTTCAGCGCGATAAATCCGCGACTTCAGCGTGTTGACGTTGATCCCTATTTCAATCGCAATGTCGCGCAGGGTTTTATTCGGCATTTGTGTTTGTCCGCTCCCCTCCTAAGCGTTCACGTTCGATAAATCCCCGGCGTCCTTCTTTTCAACTTTCTTCCGTAGATCGTCATTTAGCTTGTGCAGATCCATGAGCGCCCGCTCAACCTGGCGGGCGTGATCCCCTCATTTGTTGAGGGCCTCGGACAGCAGCAGGATCGCGGCGTTCTCTTCCTGTGTCATGACTTCCCCTTTTCGTGCTTGTCGATGAACATCCGGATTCGGTCGATGTTTTCATCAATGGCTTTGGCTTTGGCCAGGCCCATTGTCATCCAATATTCCTTCCCGTCACGGCCCACTCCTGTCAAAATGCTGATCGTCGGCTTACCCTGATAAGTTCCCTCTTTCACTGTGTCCGGCATATTATCCCCT